AAGCAATAGCTTCACTGGCAGGGTTGGGAGGCACTGGAAGTGGTCCGTGTTTGTACTGACTTAAATTAGGGTCAATCTCATCTAAGTTGCTTGCTTGTCGGTTTGTCTCGTGCTGAGTTCTAAACGTCTTTGGCGAGTAAAACTCCATATCCACAGAAGTGTAACGACGAGAAATCTCGTTGTAACTCCAAGTTCTGTGCCTATGATGTTGAGAACGGACATAGAGAGGGACAACGAACTTGAAAGTCATAAAGCAGTGCTCTAGCGTAGAAGTGTGTTTGTGCTTTACGAGATAGTTGATAAGTTTTTTATCTCTCTCGTCTAACTCTTCTTTTTCAACGCCAAAACTTACTCTTGCTGCATTTACAACAGACAAGTCATTGCCAATAGTTTGAACAAGCTCTACCTTGCCAATGTCATCTCCGTAGAGATAGATCGTGTCGTTCTCTCTTTTCAACTTAGCCCTCTACATAACCTAAAACATAGTTCTCTGAAACAAGATTGACTTCTTCACCACCAATCTCTACCTGCTGTAGCATATTAGACGGGAAGACAATCATCTTTCCACAATTAGTTGAATTGAAGGCTGCGCTACAGTCGAAAGCAGTAGCAATGATTTTGCCCACATAAAATTGAGGAGCCTGGGTTACACCAGTTGGTAACAGAATGTCTGTTTGCTGCTGTTCTTCAGGCTTCTCAATTTCAACTAAGATGTTTCTATTCGTAGGCTTGAACATTAGTTAACCTTCTTTACTGTGGCGTAGAAGTCCATTAGTTGCTCTGGGTCAACATTGTTCTTGATCATTCTGAAAGCCTTCACAGCCATAGAAATCTCATCCTTATCCAACCAACCATTCTCAACATAGTTGGTCTTCAAAGCTCGCTTCTGTTCCTTGAAAGGCTCCATTGCATCCTCAATGGCAGCGAGTGATTGAACATAGTTCAGGATGTGCTCTTCTTTGCGCTCTTCGAGCGTCTTAAATGTATCAGTCATTGTTTCTCCTTTGTCTGACTGTGTGCTTTACTATAGCACAGGTTACTTTTGTTTGTCAAGAGTTTTTTTAACTTCATCCACACTTTGCATAGCCGCAATCTGTACAAGTAGCGCAGCCATCTTGATAAATCATTCCAGCAGAGTCACATTCTGGACAAGTCTTATCCGAAGCCTCTGTGCCATCCTGAATATAATTCTTTAAAATTCTAGCAACACAACGGGTAAACGAGAACATTGAACTTTCCTTGTCCTTCTGTAGTTGCTCTACCATAAATCTCACTTCTGCTCCGTGGCGAAGTCCAAGTGAAATCATTCTTGTAAACGCAGAGTTGTTTGGATTGTCAAACACTCTAACTACGTCCTTTATAACACCGTCTTCTCCGAAAGTCAAGTCATATCTATTATCTTTTGTCTTGAAAGAATTTTTTCTTAAAGTGCCTGATGTGTGCTTCTTTGGAATCTCGATTAAACTTGACTCTCCACCAAGAACCTCGTAAGGCTTACCGTCCATCTTTCCAATAAGAATAGTCCAAGGCTTACCCTGAATCGTTGTGTGATGAATATCACATTCTAAGTCTTCTGGACGTTTTGGTGCTGAACGCTGTGGAAAGTCCTCTGTTTGAGCTTCCGTATTCGTAACCAAAACACCTGAGCGTGAACCGTCAACATAAACTGTGATACCCTTCAAGCCTCGCTTCCAACCTTCTCGGTAAAGTCGTTCAACTACTGCTGGCTCTGTACCTGCTGGTAGGTTGATAGTTGATGAGATAGCATGATCAATAGAATTCTGAATAGCTTCTTGAATCTCTACTCTCTTCATCCAGTCAATCTGATCTGATTCAACAAAAAAGTCTGGCAGTTCTTGACCTGGGTTTTGTGACAACCAGTCTTGTGCATTGTGATGGAAGACTTTGAATTCTTTCCAACCGTCACCCAACTCGTCCACAAAGTCTGGTTCAATGTTTGTTTCATCGTGCGACAACTTACGTCGTCTAACGTAAGAGTTTCTGAACACTGGCTCTAAACCCGAACTGGTCTGTGACATAATAGAAACTGAGCCAGTTGGAGCATTTGTCAAGATAGAAATGTTTCTTCTGCCGTGAGTTGCCATCTGATCCTGCATTTCTTGAGGGAGCCTCTGGATAAAAGCATTGCCTCGCTCCTTACCCCAGTTGAATATTGGAAAGGTTCCTCTTTCTGTAGCTAGATTTAAAGATTCTCCATAAGCAGTGTTGCGAAGTGTCTCATAAATGCCAGTGATGATGGTAATGGCTTCGCCGCTATCGTAAGCAAGATTCATTCTTGCGAGGGCGTCTGCCAAGCCGTGAGTTCCAAGACCCGTTCTTCTACCGTCTGCTGCTGCTGTCTTTAGTTTCTCCCAAAGATGAACTTCGTCTGGCGTATCAGCAGCTTCAAGAATCTTTTGCAACTTTTCAAGTTCTAACTCAACCAAGTCGTCTGAAAGCCTCATTGCTGTGGAGACTGTCTCTGTAAACTTCTGAAAGTTGAATGTTGCCTGCTCTGTAAAAGCGTTCTCAACAAAGTTCTTTAGGTTCACTGAGATAAGTCGGCAGGAGTCATAGGCTGAAAGGGGAATCTCTGCACAAGGGTTTGTGCAAATGGTAGCGAAGCCCTCTTCCTTGTATTCGTTTGCTGGCAGATTATCACAGATGTTATCCCACATAAGGATTCCTGGCTCTGCTGTCTCTGTTGCAGACTGGACAATCTGGTCCCAAACTTCTCTAGCCTTTACTTCCTGTGTGGTAGTCGGGTTGTCACTACCAATGGGGAAGTGTAAGTTATAAGTTTCATCAGCTTCTACGGCTCGCATAAAGTCATTAGTAATCTTTACTGAAACATTGGCACCTGTAACTTTCGTCAAGTCGTGCTTCATCTTGACGAACTCTGCGATGTCTGGATGTCGAACATCCATAGAGATCATTAGAGCGCCTCGTCTGCCGTTCTGACCAATCATACTACAAACATAAGAATAAAAGTCTGCAAACGACCAAGCGCCTGTAGTGGTGCCAGCGGAGTTATTGACGATGCTTCCGTCTGGTCTAAGTTCTGATAAGTCAAGACCAACACCACAGCGTCTCTTGAACAGGTTGGCGAGGTCACGACCCGAGTTGATAATGGAAGAAACATTATCCTCTGGTGAAGCAACTACTACACAGTTGGATAGTGAAACATTTACAAAGTTGTTTCCAATGCCCATCATTGGAGACCCTTGAGGGACAATATATTTAAAATTGTCAAGATAATCAAAAATCTTATCTTCTGTCAGGGCACGAGGACCGCCAAACTTTGTTTCAATTCTCGCAAATTCTGATGCAAGACGTTTGTGCATGTCTCTCGGTGTAAGCTCCTGAAAGTTGCCTTCTCTATCCTTTAGGCAGTATTTTGTCATAAAGACGTTTGTCGCTAATTCGTCGCCTTGGAAGTAATCTAAGGTTGCCTTCCTAACCTGCTTTTCTGTATACATTATTTTTCACTCTCCTTCGTGCTTTTATTCATAATTTTTGTTCTATGTTTCTTATATTTCTCTGCCAATGATTCCTTCTGCTTCTTCACAATGTCACTTGACGATTGCGAAATTGTCTGACCCATCTGTGAATTTGCCACCCTAATCCGAACATTTTTAGTGCTCATAAAAATTGGATAAACCAAGCCATCGGCTCCGTTCCTGTTCTTCGCTATGAAGATTCTTCCTGTGTCATTATTTTTGTCTTCAACAGTTCTTGACAACGAAAATATGAAGTCAGCAACAAAACATTTATTGAACGCTTCTGATATAGACTCCATTGTAATAACTTCGGCATTTAGACCTGACCTATTCGTTTGAGATGCTGTCCAGACAGGACAGTCAAAAGTTTGAGCTATTGCTCGCAACTCTTCATAAATAGATTCCAATTCATTTCTTTTCTCTCTTTGTGAAGAAACTGGTCTCAACAAATCACCATAGTCTACAATAACCATACCAATGTCTTCGCCTAATCTGGTCAATTTATCCAAATGAGTCTTGAGCGTGTTGGTGCTTGCAGATTTGGTAGGGTACTCTTTTACGATCAGTTTACCATCCACATCTTGAATTTTATCGAAAATATATTCCTTATTAGTAAAAACATCTTGAAGATTTATTCCAGTCAAACAACTGTCATATCTAGTTGCCACCACTTTATCAGCTAACTCTAGAGTATAGTGAATAACTGTTCTACCCTGGCGAAGTGCTTCTGCTCCGAGATGAACCAGTGCCATTGATTTGCCTGCACCTGTCGGAGCTATGCAAACTCCGAGTTCTCCCGAGCCTAGACCACCTCTGGTTAGATTATCAAGAGGCACCCAGCCTGTACCTACTGGATTTCTTGCCTTAATTTCAAAACGCTTTTCGAAGTCTTTAACGTAATCATAACCAACATCATTGCTTGAACCAAGAGTGATAGACTCTGTTATTATCTTTGCAATCTCGTCGAATGAAGAAGTCTTTACCAAATCAACACACTTCAACATTGCCTTCTTTACACTCTGTTTTCTACAGAACTCCAAAGAAGTGTCCTTAATGTAAGGGGCTGATTCAAAGTTTTCTGGAGAAGTTGACAATCTTGAGAAGTAATCCCTGATTTGCTTTTTAGACAAATCTGTTTCATTCTCAAGCTCTGCTCTCACAATGGTCATCATCGTGTCTCTGCTTGGATGAGTTCCGAACTTCTCACGATAATTAAAGATAAGTTTTACAAATGACCTGAGATAGCTTAACTCTAGAAAGTCATAATCAAACACTTCCATTATTTGGTCTGCGAATACTCTATCATCTAAGATAATTTGAACCAAACCTTCTTGAAATTTAGTTCCATAATGAGAGAAGTTTGATTTTTCTTTTTTAGCCACTTTGGTCATTCTACTTTCCTATATTCTGTCCCACTAAGATAACACAACTCTCTATGAATTGTCAACACAAATTCTTCTAAAGATCGCATAAAGATCTGTGAAGTTGATAGTTCCAAATCCATCGTAAGTCATCATCTTATCCACTTCAGTTTTGTTGAATTCGAACTCGAAGTTATCAAGCGTGAATCGAACCTTCTGCTTGCCCTGAATAGAGATTAGTGGGAAGTATAGTTGCATCATTTTATAGTTTTGTTCTATGATGTCCACTGAGTCTACAATTCCGTCGTGAACCTTGAGAGGCTTCTCTACTTGTTCACAGGCTTCTACAATGTCATCTAATGTGTAATCTCGTGATTCAGATAGGAAAGGAAACCTTCTTGCGATGGTTGATAGACCAACGCCAGGGACGCCTGGGAGGTTGTCTGACTTATCTCCAGCAATAGCCCTTGCAAGTGCAAAGTTTCTAGGATGAATCCCAAACTGCTCTACCACTCTTGGCAAGTTCAATGTTTCCTTCTGAATAGGTCTGTGAACAATCGTCTCATCATCGCAAAGCTGATAAAAGTCTTTATCGCTTGAAACGATTATCTTATGCCAGCCTTTATAGTTGTTATCTTGAACAACTAGGGAGATTAGGTCATCTGCTTCCACTGAATCGAGAACAAGTTGAATGACTGGTGTTTCATTTAGAAGCTCCATCAGTCTGACCTGTTGCCAAATCTTGTTGTCCCTTTCTTCACTCTCGTTTAGATTCCTGTTTGAACGATTCAAGCGAATAGGCTTGCGACCATCCTTGTAGGTCTTAACCATTGAACGACGTTTTCTTGAACCATCTGCACCATCCCAACAAACAACAATCTGGTCTGGCTTTATTTCTCTTGATAGCTTTTGTAGCGTCTTGAAGAAGCCCTTGACTCCTCCGATGGGAGCGCCGTTGGTTGAGATGCTTGGGTCTACTATGTAAGAACGATAAAAGTTATTCGTTCCGTCGATGACCATTAGTTTTTTCTTTTTTGCCGTCATTGTCTCTCCAATAAAAAACCCCTAGTTGACATCATACTATCAAACTAGGGGTCGTTTGTCAAGAAGAAAATTTATTTATTCCTGAACTTCATCGTCCTCGGAATCATAAAAATCTTCTGCCTTACCTTCTCTATTCTTGAACTTCATAATAATGTCTTCGTCCATAATAGAGAAAACGCTTTGACGAAAGGAGTCATCCTGAAGTTTATCAATCCAGTTCTTCCTCTGAAACTTTTCTTCAGTTCCATCATCCTTTACAAGCGCATACCATGCGCCTGATTGTTTCAGCCTCTCCGAACGAGAGATAGCATCAAACCAACTCTCTTCGTCTTGAACCCCATAGAGACCATTACCCCACAAGATTTGAAACTGACAGTTTCTACCTGTTGATCCGAAGCGAGACTTCTCCAACTTCACTCTTGCAGTAGAGCCGATTCTAAAACCATTCTCGTCTGTGACAAACGATGCCTTGGCTTTAGGTCTTGTCAGCCAGATGCGAAGTGAGTAAGCATACTGCGCCGCCTTACCACCTGGGGTGATGTAAGGAGTTGTCATTGCCTCGGAAGGCGACCTAGTAATGTTGGTCTTCAACTGATTTAGAATAACCAGTGAAGCATCCTTGTTCGCAATAGGGACAGTCAACTTTGGTAAACCCTTTGATAAGATTCTTGGCTTTACAGCCATCGTTGACTGAGGATTGTAATCACTCTCAAGGTCTGAGATTGACGGAGTGAAAGCCAAAGAGTCCCAGATAAATAACCACTGGTTATCAATGCTCAATAAATCCTCAATAGTCTCCAAGACAAACTCTACAGACTCAGCTTGAATGTAAGTGAATCTCTCTAAGTCGCAGTTGGCTCTCTCCAGAAAGGAAGAATCTAGTGCAGACTCAGAATCAAAGTAAACCACATCAATGCCCATCTTCTGTGCATTAGCAGCAATGCCTGCTGCCATGTAAGATTTACCTGAACCTTCCAAACCTGCAATCTCAGTGATCTTGCCCACTGGAATTCCTGCCATCTTGCCTGTGCAAATGATAGAGTCCAGCCAACGAGAACCTGTAGGAATCCACTGCTTTACATCAGTTGGATTATCGTCTTTCAACGAAAAAGCGACATCTCTGCCAGCCTTTTTGTTTATCAACTTTTGGATGTCTTCCATAGACATCTTTCCAGTTGTTTTCTTGTTCTTTGCCATTTGTTCTCCTAGAAATAAAGAAAGGGGGTCTTGCGACCCCCCGAGGTTTAGCTGCCTAACAATTCCTTGAAGGCATCATCAACACTCGTGCTCGTGTTGGTTGTAGCGGTGGTGTTGTTGCTCCCACCGTAGCGTGTCGTTTCAGCAGACAACTCTTCTGCATTGTCACCTGCCAAATATTCGTCCAACATTCGTTGAACATCTTCTGGAGACTTTCGCTCGAATAGGGTGTTAAAGTCTGGAATACTTTCTAGCATTTCCTTGCACGACTCATTTGTCAAATCCTTGCACATCGGTGATGTCTTTCGGCTTGGCATCAACTTTGTCTGTGGAAATGAGGCTCCCGCTGGCTTTCCATAGCTCAAGAGAAGGTCCGTTCCCTCATTGGGATCTGTGATATCTCCGTACTCTGGATTAAGAACTAGGTTGAGTAACTGCTCGTAAACCTGCTTGCCGTAGCCCCAAACCTTGACACCTTCCTCTTCTTGTCCTCGGACAATAACTGGCGAGAAGAATCGCTGGCGAGCCATTAGACTCTTTGCCATCTTAGTACTCTCCTCCGTGCCTTCGTTGAAAAGCTGTCGGATGAAACCGTCCAATGGATCGTCCTCACCGAAGTTCTTCTTTGGTGATAAGAATCCTGCATTCTTGCCCAAGTTGTAGTGGAAGAAGAATTCCTTGAAAGGGTCTCCGTCTGCTGTTGGGATGATGCGGATTGTTTGCTCCCCATCCTCTGGACGCCAAAATTGAGACTTCTTTGAGCCTCCACCTCGGTTCTGTACTGCGCTCAACTTTGCTCGCATCTTGCCTAAATCAATACCCATAATTTTTTTCTCCTTGTATCTATGGTTATTTGTGGGTGAATTACCCTATAGTATGCCTGACCAATCTTTCAGACATCTTGTTGAAAATTAATCTCGTTCTTTTCTGCTTCACCGACAATCGTGTTCCAGTTGAAAATCCTGAACCCGTTCTTGTCAATGTCCCAGACCACTTCGTGACCCTCTGTGAGAGTCTTTTGTTTATCTTTGTTTTTGATCTTACCATCTAAAAAGTTATTTGGTAAGTCATTTAATTTGATAAATTTCATTTCTCTATTTTCGCCGTTAGTCTTGACGAAAGTTGCCGTATAATAGGTTACCATTAAAACTCCTTGTTGTTAAACCCATAAAAGGATCTTTCTTCTCTATAGTTCATCTCCTGAACCCTGTCTGCGAATTTTTGACCTTCTTCTGAAAGCTCGCCTGGGGTCAATCTCTCTATTTCTTTTATTTCTCCCCACTCTTCCAATTCTGGAAAATAAATAAGGTGTGCTTCAGTTACTTTATCTTTTCTGATAAAAAATCCAGTCATTCCATTTACGTTTGTACCGAAAAGATCGTAATCCTCCCTAGCTATGACTGATTCCCCCTTTACAATGTCTGACATCTTATTCCTCTGGAAAAGTTTGAATTTTAGAAGTCCAAATCTCCACAAACGCAAAGTTTGTTTCGTATTTGGTAGAGTGAATCTGATAGGATGCTCCCTGAAGGTCGCTCATCTTCTCTTTCACCTGCCTGTTTACATTTTTTAGTACTCTGTAGTCCTCCTCTAGCATTTTTTCGTTTACAGCATAATAATAGCAACGATTGTCTTCGTTGTCAATAGGAAAAAATCTTTTTTCTTCTCCAGAATCAAAATCTACCATTCCAATAGTGTAAATTCTGGTAAAGTCGCTGTTCTCTATCTTATTATCGAGAACTGGCTTGGTTCTATTGAATACGTTGACCATGTGGTACGTGTATCCAATCATTTCGTTTATCTTCTCATAATAATTGCTTGGTGTCAAGGCATTTTCTAAAATTTCTTCAACTGCGGGGTTGCTGACCAAGCAAAGTGAGCGAAACACGCCCGAACGAGCGTACTCCTGTAATACGTTGTAACACACTCTGTCTTTTAGATAAGATTCTCGACCGAGGAGTTCGTGATCTGGCTTGACATAGAGTACGTCTACAGTAAACTTCTTGTTTAGGAACTTCAGCACCTGCAACGAAGCACCTGAGATGTTTCCCGAACCTGCCATGATAAAAAGACATTCCCCTGTGTCGGGCATCTGATCGACAAACCGAGTCATTCTTATCTGCTTTTTATCATACTCTTCGTGAGATGATCTTTTTGTGATACCAAGAGTCTTAGATGTCTTTTTCAAACCCTCATCAATAGTAAAAACGCTATACTGAGGGTATTTCTCAAAGTATTTGGCGATTTTACACCCTGCGCTGCCTAAGCCTACTACATTCATTTCATTTTCCTCATTTCTCCATAACTTTTGCCGATAGAAACACCAACTTTATACTTTCCAAGTGGTGTTTTGGAGAATTTATCAATCATTTCGGGCAAAAGCTCCTTATCCTCATCTGATAGGTCCAACAGAACGCTGTCGTGAACAAGAAACCTTACCTCTGACCTCTTGTGCTCCAGCATTTCCCAAATGGCGTAAGCACTATTGAGAAAAATGTCACTAGAAGTTGACTGAATCAGGTAGTTCAAGGCTGTTCGCTCTTGGGATTCAATAACTCTGCCCATTGGTGTTCTTATTTTACCATCTGAGAAGTATTTTTTAACAAGTTTATCCCTACAATAATACTTTTCTGCTTCTTTGTCAAGAGAATTCGGATTATACAGCCAAGAAAAAATCTTTTCCTTTGCCTGCTCTCTACTAAGTTCTTCTTGTTTGTACAAGTTCTCCATGTTCCACTGGTGGAGGTCTTCTTCTGGCTGTTCAGAGCCAGATAGCCCCAGCAGTGTTCTTAGTTCGGCGGCATTAAAGTCAATCTCAACGAGCCAATCGTTCTTTGGCTTCACTATCTTGCGAAACTTCTTGTCAAGAGTCAAAATCGGAAAGCTAGATTTAGACACTGTGAGTCTGCCAGTGATCGTGCCAAAGGGATTATATACTACCCTCTGCTCTTCGGTGCCCAACCTCTTTCTAAATGTTCGGACTCTGGCTTCTGCAATGTGTGGGTTTAACTCTCCCTTGTCAACATTGAAAGATTGTAGCCCTATCGAATGGACCATCCTCATCGTCCTGACAATCACGTCATGGTTTGCTGGCTTTTCGTAATTGTCGAACACCCATTGTGAAATTTCGTTTTTGATGGAGAAATATTCCAAAAGATACCTCTTTGGAACCAAGTCATAAAAACAGTGCTCGTGCAGTGAGACCTTCGATAAGAAGAAAGATTTGTAAAAAGCCAACATCTTCTTTTGAACCTTGTTGTATTCTTCTCTAAGGTGTTCTGGACAAACTTCGGCAAGCTCTTTACCTTTTGCATAGATTTTAGCATACTGAATACCGTTCGTGTCTACGGAAGAAGAGAAGCTCCAAGTGTGAGACAGTTCTTGTGGTATGTTGTCAAAAGTAAGTTCGTCGTTTGCATAAATACCGACGCACTCCTTTTTATCGTCAAGTGCTTGAAAGAGCATCAAAGTTCCTAGAATATGAAAGTTGGTTTTTCTTTATAAATAAGAGTATCAAAGACATTATCATTTGTCAAGGACTTTTTTTGGAAAAGCTCAGATGTTCGATCAATAAACTTACTTTCCAAGAGATTGATCGCTTGCAACTCACCCCTATAAGTGTAAATGTTCCAAACCTCTGTTACGAGATTATCAAATTTAGCCTGTGTCCAGTTTTTTGAAGTTTCCACTGAACGGAAGTAGGCATAGAGTCTTATCCAGTGTCGAGAGTCGTACCTCGTATGAAGTGTGTCCCTAGTTAGAACCTCTTTTGTCTTTACCTCCACCTTGGCAGCACCTTGGGCGTATGCTGAACGGACATCAAGCGAGGTTGGACAAGGTTTGATCGTCTGATAGGAGGGGCTGAACTGTATATAGCTGCTGTAAAGCTCCTTCATTGTGTCCATAATTGCTGGAAACTCCACTTCACTCACTCTCTTAAAATACCTTTGAAAAAAATCATCTAAACTGTGGATGCCCTTTTCTGTCATCTTCCTTTTCGCATATTCCGACGACAAATCATAATACAACCTCCAGGGTATATTTTTGTCAACCTTGAAGCCAAACCTGTAAGCAACTTTTGTATAATTTTCATAGTTGGGATCTCTTATAAATTCCCTAAATTTCTCCTCATCACTCGATGGATCAGCGGCTGCAACATCGATGACCATCCCAGTTTCTGTCGAGTTTAAAATCCTAGATACACAGAACTCGGAAAGAGTGAATGGTTGCGTGTCCCTCTTGAGATGATGGACAAAGTTTCTTACATCTCTTTCATAGTCTGCATAGTTTTTTATTTGATTATCACCTCTGACGAACTCTTTGTTGAAAAATTCAACCTTTTCTTGCAAATACGCCCTGTAGTGCTGCTCTATTCCAGAAGTGACCGCTCGCTTCGCAACAATTTCTTTAAAGTTTTTAGAATTCTTAGACAACTTTCCTAAAGAATCAAGCTTGCGCCAATACGAAACCATTTCATCAAAACACTCCTTTACGATGTCCAGCGCATAGATGGTACTTTCTTCACTTTCAAGTTGAGACAAAAAGTCTTGCTTCGGAATCACTGAGAATCCTGAATTATCGATCCTTGCGTACAGAGAGCGCATCTGGGAAGAGACTTTTATCGGTACAGGTCTAAAGACGTAATCAGGATATCTCTCGTCGTATAAATCTTTCTGCGTAAAGATTTCTTTAGCTGAAGTCGTATTGTCTGCACTCGGAACAGACGGTGTTGGGTTTTCGGGTAAATATTTCATTAGCAATTAACACCTCCACCTGAATTGTGGCTGTGGTGGAACTTACATTTCAGTTCTGTCTTGAACTTGCCATCTTCAATGCTATTGTAAACCTTTGCCACATAATAATAACCACCTAACCCGATCTGTCGGGCATTTCTTGCTGCGAAGGAAGTTGAACTTAAATAAACCATCATCCCTGGTCTGAACAGTGGATTCCCAAACATCGTAACCTCGGCATTGTATAAGCCTCTGAGGACAGTATAATCACTATCGAAACCCTGCTTCATCATTCTCGCTTCTGTGACAAATTTCTGGTCCTCTTTTGTAAACTTTATGTTCTTAACCAGCCCATGCTCTCTTCCAGAAATAAGATGATAGATTCCGACGCCTGCGTCTTCCTCCTCTGTGCCATTCGTTTTGGGTGCTTTTTCCATTGTCGGCATCACGCCATAAATGTAATAATTTGTATACGGGTTGTCGTTGTGAATAGGGTTCAGTTTTAATTTCATCTCATTTACGTCCCTCAGAGTCATCTGTCGTCCACCAAGATCATCTTCTGACGTAAAAGTATCTACAGCGAACTTGGGCATCACGGGTCTCATCGTGACATCTTTAACGTCAGAGTTCTCTTGATAACATTTGTCAATAAAGGTATTTTTTACTAGATTATTTAGGACATCTCGAAGAAAGTCCATAAAATTGTATGTCTGCCTCTCTCCCTTCTTTATAACGTGCTCCTTGAACCAGTCTCTGAACAACTTCATAGAGATCGGGAGGGCAGCGATTGGAATTTCTTCCGCTTGCGCTGCCCTGGGTTGTTTATAAGTAAGAGACCCTAAAATAAAATTAAACCTTTTATCCTGCACGAAATCTTTTGCAAGAGCAAAAGTATCCTCAAGTAAGTCTCCAAAAAAGAAATAGTCTGAAGAATAAGTCACACCCGCCTTTTGATTCGCCCTAGTTCTTTGTAATTCTAGTGGACCAGTCAAATTACCTTCTCTATCAACCTTCTGCCTGTCAATACGATAAATTCTACCAGATTTTATCAAATTTGTCATAAAAGAGTTATATGCCTTTGTTCTCATTTCAGCCAATAGCTCTTGCTGATCTTCTATTCGATCCTCTATTTCTTCCTTCAAATCATCTCTATCTTCTTTTTCTTGCTCAGTCTCTTTTGGAGGTGGAGGCTCGCATGGCGCTTGAGGTTTTTTACTTGGTGAGTTTAGTTCTTGAAGCTTTCTTTCATTTTTACAAAGACCAGTCTCTTTTCTTCTAAGGTTTCTCGACTCATCAAGTCTGTCATTCCTTGCAAGACCAAGCTGAAGAACGTCTATGTTGATAAACTTTCTGTCTGCATATCCATGAAACTCAGCGGTCATAGAAACTGTACCGTTGTCATTAAAATCAACACTGTGCTTGTAAAGGTTCAAATAGATGCCACGTTGAGCCCTTTCAATAGCTATTTTAGTATCGTTGGAATCCATCAAACTCTCTCCAGTTGGCACCGAATATCCAAATTTCAATAGATACCTTATACTGGGTTCTTTTGCTTTGAGGACATTACTGCCAGCGGTGTTACAGGGATCGTCAGTGGCGCTAAAATTTCTAATAGGAGTTATGATGTCTGCATAACTGTATTTTCTATCACCATCTCTTCTATCACGGAACAACTCTTCTATTGATGAAAAGTAAAACTTAATAGTAACCTTAAATTGGCGTTCGGCGGTGGCAAGACTATCACCTTCCATATCTATTGAAACGCTCTTAATGCCAGAACCAGAGCCTCGATTCCACATATCCTCTGTCATAGAGGAGTGATCATGAAAGGCGTCAAAGTGAAATTCTGTAAGCTCCCCTGGTTTACTTTCCTTATATAATCTGGTATAAGGGATCAGTGATGCCAGTTGAGAGTTTTTTAAACTGAGAAAAGGTGACTGACTCTGATATGATGTCAGAGAAGTTCTTGTCTTAACTGCGTCACCAACGATGTTAGAATAACTTACTAAACCATCATTTCGCTTTCTATATAAATCTGCGAATTTTTTGAGATTTCTGTTGATAACGCACTGGGTTGACCATAATGTCAGTTTTTCTGTAGCTTTCTTATCTGACATTTGTCACCCTCCATAAATCGTAAGGATCTTATCTAAGGGCAGAGGAATAGAAATTTTTTGACCCAACTTTACATGTGCCTCGGTTGGCGTTTTATTGTATCGAGCAATGACCCACCAATACTTTGTCGTGCCATAGAATTGATGTGACAGTTTATAGAATCTGTCTCCAGATGACCACAAGTGTGTTGCAATAGTTAAACTCCTATGTTCGGATGTAGTAAGCCTATTAAAGTGCGGAGTTTCAAAGTGGCGAATTCTTTTGACACCTCGGGCATCACGTAAATCCTCATGAACATCCTCTTTGTTGTCGAACACTCTTCTCGGTATGTATCTAGATGTCATCTTCAATCTCCTTCTTAATCACTTGGCGTATCTACTGTTGGTCCGTTGAGACCGAGCTTATCTTCCCAGGCACGAACTTGCTCCGCTGTTGCCGTTCCGTTTGCCAAGGCGTCTGCGACCTCTTGTTCTTGGCTTACCTCGGCTGCAATTTCTTTATCCACCTCTTTTGTGAAGACTGCTGGAGTTCCTGCTATGTTGTATGGATAGAACCTAGCCCTTTTGCCATCCTTCTTCGTGAATCCCAAAGCGTGCTCATGAATCACGTTTAACGTCAGACTGATTTTTATAAACTTTGGGTACAGACCGCCATCGCTGGCGAAAACAAGATCGTCCATCTGTGGAGCATAACTGAAGCCAGTAGATGCAACCAAGAGACCAGCATCTCTGACGTGACCCCGACCTGCGTCTGATCTGGAAATCCAATTCATGTACTTCACTCTCAACAAGGGTGCTTGATTTAACGCTGTTGCCGATCCAGCGCCTTGCTTCTCTGGGTCGTGAGATTTATAAACTGGATAGTGCATAGTAGCCAGTTCTGCGATTTTTGCAAGATTTGTCTCTGCTTCGGCTTCGGATGCTGCCACAACATCAAACCCGACCGTAATAGTTCTCGTAGTTGATTTAAAAGTTTGAACTGGGTCCATACGACCATAGACTTCTTCTCCGTCCCAATTAGTGCTGTATTGATCAGAGAAGTCTGTAATAAAAGCTTTAAAAGATACCATCCTGTCCAGAGGGACATAGTAAATGTCCAGAGAGTGAAAACTCCCTGGTTTTGGAGTCGTTGGGTCGTTAAATCCATAATTGGGATGTGTATTCAGTTCTACCATTGTAAATTCTCCATTCTACATAATAAATAGAACTAAGCCAAACTTATTTTAGCTTCGCTATCTAAAGATTCTACAACTGCTCTGGCAAACTCACGTTCGTTCAGTTTAAGAACGATTTCTTTCTGGTTCTGTCTGTTGGAAGAGGAATCATCTCCTGATCCTATGCCGAAAAGATTTCCGATACCATCAGCTATTGAGTTTGCTATCTCCATAGCATTCATCTGAGCTTGAATAAATACATACCTCTGTGCCTGATCCATCATTTCTTCCAAGTTCTCAACCTTTCCATCATCAACAGAATTCACTGTTGTCATAAAAGTTACCATAGCATTATCAACACCCATCTCAGAAATCGCTGTCGCCATAGACTTAATTGCCAAAGCGATACCGATAATTGTCATTCCAACAAGCATTAAAGGTATTGCCAGGACTCCGATAGCGCCGCCGAAGGTGCCCATAACATAACCAAGAAGGATTATTGATGCAGCCATTGAAGCAAATGTTGCCGCAAGGATGCCAAACGTAGATGTCATGTTTGGAAGCATCTGCCCAAGGTTGGCAAAGTTCTCGACCATCAGACCGAGACCTAGTGCAATCGCTGTGACGCTGATAGCTAGACCAAGCATTGCTGCGGCTACGCCGAGGACTGCCAATCCAAAAAGAAACATCGGTACAAGCATCGCCATAATCGCTGGAACACCAATTAGAACCATTGCCAAGAGGGATGCCGTAAAGACATACATACCGAGACCTGCGATGAGTAACGAGACACCGAGTAGCTGAAAACCTATTGCCAACAAATAAAGTGAAATAATGACCTGTGGCATTATTTTAATGTTGTCAATAATAATTTGTAGCAAGGCAGCGAAGGCATTCACTAAGAGCGACATTCCCGCAGCCAAGATGCCAATGCCTGCGCCGATGAGGAAGACTGCAAGACCTAGTTTAAGCATTGCCACCGCTAATGCTGCAATGCCTGGAGATGCTGCTGCGCCTGCTGCGCCTGTTAACTTCGTAGCGCCTGCCATTGGTCCAGCCGTGGCAGTAACTGCTGTCTGAGAGCCTGCAAGAATGTAATTTTTTGTGGCGATAAGTACTTTCCTTGCTATACTGCCCTGCTCAACAGCGGCGAGTGCTGACTTGACAGCAAGATAGGCTGTTGTTGCTGCACGAGCAATTTGCACCGCCTTTACAAGCATGTAGACTGCTGCTGCGGAGCCAATAAGAAATTGAACAAAACTGTTGTTGGTCATCGCTACAAGACCAGATGCCACCGAGTGCATAATTTCTGCAACAGGCATAAGGGCAATTGCAAACCCTTGCATTGCCATCTCCATCTTCTTTGTAAAAGTGACGCCTGCTTTTTGCCTTTCAGCTAACTCTTCTTGAGAAAGTGAATTTTCCTTTACATCTTTTCCTAACGCTTTGTTAGACTCGCTGAGTAGCTTTGTTGCCACTGACATATCGGTAATGCCAATAGAGTTCGCAACTGCCATCTTTTCGTGGCGACTCATAGCGTCGAAAGACTGTCCCGACATTGCAAGAGCATTTTGTAATAATGCTACCCTCTGCGCTTCTGTCTCCGCTGTCATAAGCTCCATTGAATCTAAAAACTGCCCTCCCAACAAAGAGTTCAATTTGCCTGCTGCATCAAAAGCTCCATCAAATGTATCGAACTGCTGAGTGATCCCAAGCAACTCGTTCATAGAAAGACCTAGTTTTTTAGATTGAACTGCCAAGCCTTTAAAGACTTTTGTGGCATTCTTTCCGTAACTTGCGAGTGCTGGTGCGGCTGCTTGAAACTCTTTTGCCATCTTTGCTGGAGCAACACCGATGCCACCTGCAAACTTAGCCAAATCATCTACGCCTTGGGCTGCTTGTTCTGCTGTACCACCCATTACACGCATTGTAAACTCCATTTGAGCGCCTGAGTCTGCGGCTGAGACACCTAACGCCTCCATTCGGGCTGAAACGCCTACCATCTGTTCTGCTGCACTTTCGCTGACCATGTTGAAGGTTGACATATTGTCCTTGAGAGCAATCACTGCTCTACCAGCTTCGACCATTCCAACGCCGAACTCACGATTGGCAGTTCCAACTTCAGCTATCATTGAGTTGTATTTCATACCCTCGCCAGTTGCTGATGCAACATCGGCGGTCATGTCTGCTACTGCTTTGGCGTTCATTATGAGGGCATCACGCACTGCGTTAAAAACTGGGGCTGTGATGGCTGATGTGACCTTTAATAAATCTAGTTTGCCGTTGGCGTCAGAAAAGGCTGCTTTCATCTTTCCTGCAACTTCTGCCACTGACATTCCAGAATTTGCAAGATCATCTAGGATGGGAATGTTGGCTCCAGCCTTAGCTGCAAAGGAGTCTATTCTATTATTAAGCCTATTTTGAGCCGCTGACATCTTATCCAGGCTTGCCACTTGGCGTTCACGGGATGCTACAAGTTCTTCTTGCTTTTTGAGTTGTTCATCAGAATATTTGCCGCTGGCGGCGGCAAGTTCCTGCATCTTTTCGAGGCGGCGTTGTTGGACAGCTACTTCTGCTGCGGCTGCTGCTTGGGCGGCGGCTGTGAGTTCTTCAGTTGCGGCTTTGTTTCTTATCTTCTGTTGAAGAATTTCTTCACGAAGTGCTTTCTCTTGCTTCAGAGCGCCTAATGTATTCTTGTCATCAGCCATTTACCTGACTTACTCCTTGAACGGATTAAAAGGATACTTCAATCCAGTTGTTCTCTCAAAGTTGGAAGCTGCCTTTCTCAACTTGAACTTGTCCTTGTAGACTCTAGGGTCATTGAGACCGTACTTTGCAACTGAAGACATGTATTTCTTATCTCTTGCAATCGCTTTGGCAAAACTTGAAATCTCTTCCTTATTTCCCTTCACGTTGACTGGGATAGAGGCTCCTCCAAACATTGATCTCAAAATAGACTGAACAGCCTTTCCAAAGAGTCTGAAAAAGATCTCATTAACTTCTCCTCGTTTAGCTGCACCGAGGTCAATCTCAATTGGCGTGATATCATTATTCTCTTGCATTGGGTGTCTCCAAAATAAATTCAACTAAAATAAATAGTTAGTTTACACAAATAACCTGTAAATAGCGTAAGTGGACAAGGTGATCCACAAAGAATGGCAAGCAGTGCGCTTAAACAGGAGTTTTCTTTTTTCACGCTTTATCTGTCTATCTTTTTGAATCTTAATTTTTTTCTTTAAATACTGAAGGTTTGCTTTGGATTTTATTCTACTATGACTTTTTTTACTCATTTTTTCGTCCCTCTCGAAAGTTACAACATAATTATAGGACAAAAAAAAAGATCAGGTTACCCCAATCTTTTCTTTATTTATTAACGTCTTTTGCCTTTCCTAGATGCTTTCTCTACTGCATCGCTTTCATCTTTTAGTTGTTTAGAAAGTCTCTTAACGAACCAATTTCTGAGACCTACTGGAAGATTGTACGCTTCGATGAAACTCCAACCTCCGTAGTATTTCAAGAAGAAGAAAGACTCATAGACTTGCTCCATGTAATCAGGAGCTAGTCCAAAAGAATTCCGCATTAAGCGGAACCTCCATTTCAGTCGCAGTGCCACATTCTCGGCACTCGAAGTCAGATCTCATCTCGACATTTGGGATAAGCTTTTTATATGTATCTCTGATAAACCGAGATTGTTTACCAGTCATGTGCCCTACTGCCTGAGCAATAGTACCTTTGTCAGTATGACCTGACACGGAGACAATCATAGTATTAAGCTGATCCTGAATTGCTGTTTCTGCAAGACCTGCCTTTTTCTTATTAGCTGTCATCTTGACGATCTTGTTTTCGTCAACCCCAGTCAAAGGTTTAAGCTCGACTTGCCAGCCATTATCTAGGGTAAGTAAAAAATTGCCTGTCTCAGTCCGAGTAACACCATCTACTTCCTGAACTTCTGTGGGTGTGGTGCATTGCTCTAAATCAAACGTAACCTTCTGGCGAGCGGTGCAAACTGGGCAACTAACCTGTGTGGTATAATCACTGCCATAACCGTCGATTCTTGCCTGAATTAGTACTGCATTCTTATCTCCAATAAGAAGATCCTGTGGTCCTACTTTCGCATCTATAAGAAGTCTTTCTAGGAACTTATCAATGGCAGTACCTTTTTGCAATAAAGACTTGTTAGATAAAATATCCTCTTCTGCTGTGGTCATTTGACGAATCTCAATCGTATCTTGACCGTGAAGAGGGTGACCTTCAGGATAAAACTTTCCCTCCGATGGGAGGGAAAGGGTCGTAGTTGGTCTTACAAAGTCAAGTGGAGCCAGTCCACCTTGGGGAGTCGGCTGGGTTGAAGCCGCTGGAGAAGAGGCTTTTTTCTTTGTTCCAAGCCTATCTTCATTATTTCTCATAAACACCTTCTTTCGTTTATTATGCTATGTTTAGTTTACACTAAAATGTTTGAGTTGTAAAGTACTTTCTTAGATCTGCCAGATAGGTCTCTCATTGCCCTTCTTGAAAGAGGCATAGTCGTATCTAACCTCAAGCTCAACTTCCGTAAGGTCGTCCGAGTCGTATGCCAAATCACCAAACTTAGCGTCTTTCACCCAAGCGTTATGAAGACACCAAGTTTCAACTGCTTTGCCTTCAGCATCAATCTGAATAATTTCCATCTTGCCCAAAGCTGCTGAAGCCTTTTTCTTAGACATTGTTTCAAGATCATCGGCATTCTGTGCTGGGTGATATCCCGCTGCTCTAACGATTTCAACTAATGACTTAGCCGCATCAGGGTTAACAGGATCAACAAGAGTGAGAGTAACTGTACTCCATTCTGTTCTTCCTGGGTAATAGTATGTGTGATTCAGGTACTGATGTGTAGACTCCTGAATTGTAAAAGCAGGCTTTGTAACCTTCTTTGCTGTATACGCTGGGATATTCGCTGTCCCGCCATTGATAGACACGATAAAACGGAACGCTCTCTTAGGATCTTGTCCAGTTCCGTCTGACCAAAATTGATTTGCCATTGATATAGTCTCCTTAAAAAGTCTTTGTATAATAACTAGGATGGACTTAATTATCCATCCTAGTTTTGTTATTTATTAGTCGTCAAATGAAGCGCCTGAGTTGGTGATTACGAAGTCAACTGCGATGAACTCAATAGCTCTAGCAGGCTTCAAGAAAACCTTTGCATAAACAATGTTTCTATCAACTAACTCTGGGGTCGTTGTCGTTTCATCAAGAACGATTCTGTATTCACTCAAGCCAAATCTAGACTTCACTGAGCCCAAGAAAGGCTCTGCCTTTGACAAGAATCTTGCCCAAGTTGTGTTTACGTTTTGGTCAAACAATACTGTTGAAGCCATTCTTGAAATCTCCTTCTTGACGTGAATCATTAGACGCCTAACATTGATTCTATCAAGAGCAGATGGAGTCATTTGTAGCGTCTTCTGACCGAAAACAACGATGCCCTCTGCTGGGAACTGTGCAATCGGATTGACACCTGCTTCGTACAACTTATCTCGCTGCTTGGAGTTCAACCTCAATCTTACCTGAGCTACTGGAAGTCCACCAGAACCGTTTGAAAGTCCACCTCTTGTGAAACCAGCAGGTGCGAACCAAAGTTCTGACTTAGCTGCCGAAGAAGCCATTGTTCCGAGTGCTACCACTGAAGGCGGCATCCAGACAAGTCTGTTGTTAATTTGATCATTGACCTGTACCCAAGGGTAGAAAGCACATCCATAACTTGAGCTAAGTGCTCTTGCCTGAAGTTTAGAGATAGCTGTGGAAACATTTGGAAGCCTGTCTTCCTCTCCATTAGCTGTCTCTGCCTGCCAACCTGCTGGAATGTAATCGCCTTCAAGGTCAATAATTGCCAGTGCGTCACCTCGGTTTTCGCAAACATTGATGAGCTTGCCAGTGAGAGACTTGTTCGAGCAACCTGGGATTGCCATCAAATTGCACTCAACAACCTCTGGGTCGCTGACCATATCGATAGCCTTTGAAATTGTATTGAAAGGGGCACTTTCAACAGCGCTCTTGTCGTCCAAGATATTGTCACAGAACGGCTCTACTTCAATTACTGATAGACCGTCTAGACCACCTGCCATTGGCATAGTGAAGCTATCAAACCCTGCATCGAGTACCGCTTGAAAAGATTCCGCAGCAGCATTGATGGATGAACCGTCTGAAATGGCGTCAGCGCCATTAGAGGCGGCTGCGAAAGTTGCGTGCTTTGACAAGACGCCGTTGATTGTACCAAGCGACTTAACTAAGTCTAAGGAAAAAAGCTCTCCATTGGCTGCGAACATATCTTCGGTACCGTAAAAAGGCTTTACCAAGTCTTGGTATGATGGGTCAAAATTAGATGTTGGGTTGTCATTAGAATCAATCTCCCCAGTCGTGATGCCGAAGAAAGCGTCAGTAGCTGCTGAAAGGTCTGTATCTGACTGTGTTGCTTCTCTGAATCTAAACTTGGGCATGTCGCCTACGCTGACACCATTGGTGGCAGTATGTAGGGGTGCTGCGAATCCAAAAGGAATAAGTTCTGCGTTTGCTTCACCTGTCTCGATTGGTGTAGAGACCTCTACTCTAACATACTTTGATTGATTTGGGTGAGAACCAACCATTCGATATCTTCTTTCCTCTTCTTCCCAAACTTGCTGCATATCACCAATTTTGCTACCAATAAAGTTGGAAGAATTCGGATCAAGATTACAGTTGGTAAATCTTTCACGAACAACCATAGCCGCATCGTTGTCTGCTGCATCTCTTATCAAAACTGTGAATGAGCCGTATGCGTTGAATCTATCAGATGGTTTTACGTCTGCAATTGAAACCTTAAAGTTCTTTTGCTCCCATTCACCAGAGTACAAAGAGTGTAATCTGAAAAGCTTTGTCAAATCGGCATAGGCGAGTGGTGAGTTAGCATTGTTCTTTCCTGCATAATCACCCATAAACTGAGAAAGTACCCAAGGTGACTTTGATGCCTTAGCATCAGCAATGTAGTTTCCGAAGCCATCAGCGTGAATTGGAGTAAGCGTAGCGGCTGTGATTGTTCCTAACTCAGCCTTGATGTGTTGATCGAAAGACTGACCAAGGAAGTACTTTTCTGTATCCATTGAATCTCTTGTATTCGTAGCAGTAGGATTAGTATTAAGAATCTTTCTGATGTATTTCTTTGAATTAGGGTTAAAGTCTACAATGAAAGTCTCTTCGTTTGTCTGCCCTGCAACAGCGTCTACACCGTTAACAAAGGCACTCTTTGCGAT